TTTTCTAAATTTTCTTTTAACCAATCAACTTTTCTTATAGTATTACAAAATATAATAGTTTGTGATGTTGATGTAATACCATATAAATCTAAAAGTGTATCAAACTTTAAATCTTCTGATTCTACTTCTATATAAAATTGACTAATTAATTCTACAGCAACTTCTGAATTTTTAAGAAGAATTTTAATTGGGTCATGCAATAATTTTTTACTTACAGTAAAAACATTTGTATTTAAAGTAGCAGATATTAAAATAGACTGTATACCTGATGGAATTTTTTCAAAAATAAAATTTAATTTATCATTTATACCATCTGTTAAAATTTCATCAGCTTCATCTAATACTAAAATCTTTAATGAATGTAATGAAATTACTTTATCTATAATCATGTGATGAATTCGCCCAAGTGTACCTATAATTAAATTAGCTATTTTTAATTCTGCTTTTGAATCTTGTATATTTGTTCCTCCTATACATTTTTCAATAGTAATAGTTGTTTTTTTAGATAATTCAGATGCTACAGTATAAACTTGATCTGCTAATTCTCGCGTAGGTGTTAAAATAATACATTGGTTTTTATTATTCTTTTCAATACGATTTAATACACCTAATAAATAAGTTGCTGTTTTTCCAGTTCCTGATTGAGATTGTAATAAACAATCTTTTCCAGTATTAATTGATTCAATACCTTTAATTTGAATAGGCGATGGTTGTGTAAAACCATGTAAATAAATACCTTTAATTAAATCTTCATTTAGGTTAAGTCCTTCAAAATTTTTTTTATTATCCATAAATATTATTATTATAATTAAATAATACTCTTTAAACCTTTTATATATGTTATAAATATTGAAAAAGATAATATATTATAGAAGACAATATATGTATCTATATATTAAAATACACACTACTCTAAATAATAAATTGATTCATTATTAAAAAGTTAAAATTAATAATTACTAATCTAATTAAAAAAATTGATATATATATATCTTGAAAATATGTTTTTATTTGTTAATGTCCTCCAATAAAGCAAAAGATATGACTGTTAAATATTCTGATCTCGAAATAGAACGTATATCAGCATCAGAACTTCAAGAAAATGAACGTTCTAAAGTTCAACAAATTGCATATGTAAGATATGATCATAAAGTGCTTGGTCATGATCAAGCACTTTTAATACAATTACCAAAAATTCATCTTGAAACATACGGTGTTCCACGCCCAGGAGAATTTTATAAAAATGATAGAGATAGGTCGTTTGTAAAAATACCTTTAAATGAATCTGACCCTGATGTTTTAATATTTGCTAATAAATTAAAAGAAATTGATGCTTATTTATCTTCTCCAAAATTTGCAAGTAAACTTTTAGGTAAAAAATGGCAAAAATATACTTATGTTCCAGTTTATCGTCCACCAACTGTTACACAAGATGATGATGATGATGATGATGATAATAAAAAGAAATCCACGAAAAAACCAGGTCTTAATTATCCATACATGAAACTAAAACTTGATACAGATTATGATTCTGGTAAAATAAAAACTCAAGTTTATCGTCCTGAAATAATAAATAATAAACGTGAACGAGTAGAAGTGTCTGATATTGAATCAATTGATGATTTCTCACGTATTCTTTGTTATCAATGTAAATTTCTTGCAATTATTCGTGGTGTAAAAATCTGGGCACAACCACCAGCAAAAAATAACCCAATGTGGGGTGTATCATTTAAAATGATAAAAGTAGAAGTTGAACCTCCTGTTAAAAATAATTCTACATACTATAAAGATTATATGAATTCAGATGCATTTCTAGATAGTGATGAAGAAAATAATATACCTAATAAACAAGCAGTCCAAATAGATTCTGATGATAGTGACAATAAAGAAATTAAACCAGTTAAAAAACCATCTAGTAAAAAAGTTGCTCAAGTTGACTCTGATGATAGCGATGAAGAAGAACCTAAACCAGTTAAAAAAATATCAACTAAAAAAGTTGCTCAAGTTGACTCTGATGATAGCGATGAAGAAGAACCTAAACCAGATACAAAAGCACCTGATAAAAAAGTAAGTCAAATTGATTCTGATGATAGTGACAATAAAGATACTAAACCTATTGAAAATACATCTAATAAAAAAGTAGTTCAAGATGAGCCTAACCCAGTTAAAAAGATACCTGATAAAAAAATAGCTCAAGTTGACTCTGATGATAGTGATGAAGAAGAACCTAAACCACTTAAAAAAACACCTGATAAAAAAGTTGTTCTAGTTGACTCTGACGATAGTGATGAAGAAGAACCTAAACCACTTAAAAAAACACCTGATAAAAAAGTTGTTCTAGTTGAATCAGATGATAGTGATGAAGAAGAAACTAAACCAGTTAAAAAGATATTAGCTAAAAAAATACCTGATAAAAAAGTTGTTCCAGTTGAATCAGATGATAGTGATGAAGAAGAAACTAAACCAGTTAAAAAGACATTAGCTAAAAAGACACATGATAAGAAAGTTGTTCCAATTGAATCAGATGATAGTGATGAAGAACCTAAATCAGTTAAAAAACCATCTAGTAAAAAAGTAATACATGTTGAATCTGATAGTGATGATGATAAACCACAACCACCTGTAAAGAAACCAGTTAGTAAAACTACCGGTGCACGTAGTGGAAAAAGTAAATCTACTAATGCATAAATTTAGTTATCCAAGTAATTTTTATTCAAGTAATTTTTATCTAAGTAATTTTATATAAAAATGCGTATTATTTTATTATATTATATATAATATATATATAATATGAATACTCAAGTTTTACGAATACATCAAATTGATTTAAATAAAATAAACTATTTAAAAATTAAAGATATTGGAAATAAAAAACAAATATTTATAGATTATGAAAAATTTCCTTTAGTTTTTCAATGCCCATCTTTATTAAATGAAAATTTTCCTATAAAAATTACTGATGATTATTATGAATTAGAACTTCCTTTAATAACACATGAAAAAAATAAACAAAATAATTTTATTAATTTTTTAAAAAATCTTGACTCTAAAATAACTCAAGATGCAAACAATAATGTTAAAATATGGTTTAATCAAAATAAAATGTCTTATTCTTATAAAACTATTGTTAAAGATTCTGATAAATATAAGAATGGAACAATTAAATTAAAAATTATTAAAACTATTAATTTTGAATCTATGTTATTTTTAGAAAATAATAAAAAAATAAATATTAAAGATATACCAAAAGATTCATGGACAAAAATATTATTAGAAGTTCATTCAATTATAATAAATAATGAAAACAAAACATTTTATTTATTTTTAAGACCACATGCTTTTTCATTTAAAGAAAAAGTTAATTTAAATTATACTTTTTTACAAGATGATTCAGATTCTGAAGAAGAAATTCCAGATAGTGATACAAATAATATATTTTTAAAACAAACATTAAATGATAAAAGTTGTAAAAATATTGAAGCACATACATCAAGTCAAATAAATTATGATTTACAAAAATTAAAAAATCTAGAATTAACAACGAACCCTAATTTTAGTTCAAGTTCTTCTGATGAAGAAATAAAAAAAAATATGGTTGAATCCGACGAAAATGAAATACAACAAAAATTAACGGATTATGTAGAAGACTTACAAAAAACATTTATTAATTCTAATGAAGAATCAAATAGTGAAGGATTAAATAATTTATCTGATTCTGACGAAGAATCTAATAGTGAAGGATTAAATAATTTATCTGATTCTGACGAAGAATCTAATAGTGAAGAATTAAATAATTTATCTGATTCTGACGAAGAATCTAATAGTGAAGAATTAAATAATTTATCTGATTCTGATAAAAAATCGAGTAGTGAAAAAAGATTAAATAATTTATCTGATTCTAAAGAAAGTATTTTGTCTGATAAAACATCATCAGAAGAATCTCTCGGAAAATTATATGATATAGATAAAAATAGACCAGAATTTAAAAAAAAATTATTAGTATCAGACACATCAAGTAATAATATTGATGATAATTTAGCAGATAGTATTAATTTAGCATCACTATTACAACGCATGTAATAATATTTATTCATTAATTAATTTTTATACTAATATACAACAGATTTCATAATAAATAATATAGTCATAATAAACAGTTTTAATAAGTGTTTATTTAGTTATACAGTATATTCTGAATTACAATGAATACATTTAATACGATATTTCTTAATTTCTATATCACGATGCATTTCTGTTTGTGAACTCTTACAAATTTTACATAATACATATAAATCTACATATTTTTTCATTAGAGTTATAATATCATTTTGAGAAATTTTTTTTGCATGAATAATTATACCATCAGAAATACATTCAGAAACCCAATTTATTTTTTTACCAGTCTCACTAGCAACAAAATCGTAAAAATGTTCTTTAGGATTTTGTATTCTATCTAAGAAAGATTTGACTTTCCATAAAATTCGTGTTGTACTTTTTTCTAATTCAGGATTTGGTAGAATTAACTTTGTTTCTTCTGACATGGTAGTATCAAATTGAGAGTAAACATTGCATAACATTTCATTAAAAGATTGCATAATTTATATATATATATTATAATATATTAAATATATAAATTATTATCAATTTTTTATACATGTGTAAAAAAAGTACTCTATTTATAATACAGCAGATTTCATAAAAATTGTTACAAATTTTATTTTAGTTTTTTTTAAATAATAGTTTTACTTTCTCACCACACTTTAAAAATGTTTAATAATGTTTAATAATGTTTAATAATTTTTATGAAATCTGCTGTATGGTAAATAATAAATTTATTATATAAATATTTGAGGTGGATAAAGTCATACTTTCTCCTTTCCCATTAAATGTCTAAACATAAAAGCAAAAATTACAAAAATAATAACAGTTAACTATTATTTAGAAAATAATACTAATTATACAAAAATTGTGAAATATTTAATAATATATATTACTTTTACCACTTCTAATAATTATTTAATTAATTAATTTATATATTACGATTACTGATACAATAAATAAATAGTATCATTTACAATTTTTATTAAATAATATTATAAATAAAAAA